CTTCTTTACTGTATAAGGGATTTTTTTCTGTGTAGGATTTTAGCCTGACATTCTCAGCAGCATCGCCTCTATTACCTTTTGCCAAACTGTAAAGAAGAGCATCAGGTGTTTCACCATAAAACTCAACAGCAGTAGGAGGTGTGTTGACAGGTTTGTTTCTGTTTATCCATTCACCGTATGTTCCTGTTGGTGCTGGAAGGCCAGAGTTTCTTCCTTGTATTGAATTACTTTCCTTTGCAGTAACAGATAAAGAAGTCGCTATTTCTTCTTCTGCTTTTTTATATATAAGACCCAATCTTTCTAGTTTCTCTTCCAAAGGTATATTTAGTTTTCTGAGTTTATTTGCTTCTACTCTATATTTTCTTTTTGTAATGTTTATCAATGTTCCTTCTTTAGCACTAATTCTTTCTCCATCATATTCCCCTGGTATTAATACATCATTCTCGGCTCTTGCATTTAATAGTTTAAGAATTGATTCTTTTTCTCTCTCCTCTATTGCTTTTGTAAAATCTCTATCTTCTTGTGTTTTAATAGGTGCAACTTGTGATCTTAGATAATCTCTTTGATTGTTAGTAATAAGATTATTCTTATGATAAAACCTAATATCAGCTAACAATTCAGTAGCGTTAACTATGCCATTATCAATTCTTTCTTGAAGTACATCATTGTTTGACTCTTTCATTTCAACACCTCTACTATTCCTCCATACTTCCATCCTGCTACTTAAAATATTTAATCTCCCTTCTCTTTCGTGATGGTTTGGAAGTTTATTGATTTCCTTTCTTTGCTCTCTTTCCCATTGCTGCATACCAGTTAGATTAATTTCTTGAGATATTATTCCTCCTGGGGTTTTAACTTCAAAAGGATCTAGTTCTTCTGTCTCAAGATTAGAGTCAGTAAATGTTGCTATTGCTTCATCAAATAATTGATTCTGATAATCTTCACCTTTCTTCACTGCTCCTTGATCTGCATACCTATCATAATTTGCTTGAATTTCTAATGTTCTAGCTTTCAAATCTTCTCTTACTTTTGCTTCACCTCCTAATTCGTTAATAAGTAATGGAGGATTATCACCAGGCCCAACCCTTGTATTTAATAATTCGCTAGTAAACAATTCAATTCTCTTTTCTAATTCATATCTATCATCTGTACTAGCAGCTAATTGTTTTGCAAGGTTGTCTATGAAATTAGTTTTCTTAGTTGAGTAAGATTTTTTACTTGATCCACTATTTTTATGTGTATCAAAAAGACCTTTAAAAGTAGAGCCATCACCTGTAATTAGGTTTTGATTAATTGAATTGGCTAAGTTAATATCAAAAGTTTCATTAATTCTTCGGTCTTGTTCATCTGCAAAGATAGTAGATAATGCTGCTCTACTGTTACCAATTTGAGCTTGTAGATTCTCCATTATTATTTTTTAAACTTTTTAAGTATGGAGTTAAGCCATAAATAGCTTCTAATCCTTGACGCTTTTGTAGTGCTTTCTGGTAATAATAATCTGTTCTTGGGTCTAAGTTTCTAGCTAAAGAATAACGATCTTTTGCTGATGGGTCTTGTGTCTTTTCGACTTCATCTTCTGCTTTATCTCTAACCTTATCTAAAGGCTTTAGTGTCGGTTCTTTTTTGAGATAATCTTCAGCAACATATTTTTCAGCATCTGCTTCTGCTTTCTTCTCTAGCTCTCCTTGGTATTGGAAGAATGATGATGCGACATTTTGCAGATTAGTATTTAAAGAACTTAAGGAATTGACAAGGTTCTTTGTGTTTTGTATTTCTGCTGGTTCTGGTAA